CATGGGCACATCCAGAATCGATGAACATCAACCTGATCACAGGTTGAGTGTTCCTGGCTTTGATTTGGATCAGATTGCAGGGGGCGAGACATGAGCTGGACCGCCTCTGAACTCGATGCACTGCGCAAGGCCTATGCCAGTGGCACGCTGCGGGTCAGTTTTGAAGGCCGCAGCGTCGAATATGGCTCGGCTGTGGACCTGCTGAGCCGGATCCGCACGATCGAGGCCGAGATGCAGATCCAGTCGGGCGCGAAACCTCCGCGACGCAGCCTCGCGGCCTTCGGCAGGGGATAGAATGAACTGGTTGGATCGCACCATTGGCGCACTGGCACCGGCTGTGGGCTTGAGGCGATTGCGCCAGCGGCAGGCCCTGCAGCTGATGCAGCGGGCCTATGAAGGTGCCAAGGCCGGCAGGCGAACCGATGGCTGGGTGACGGCGGGAACCGGTGCCAATGCCGAGATCGGACCTGCAAGTTCGCGGCTGCGGGCCCGGTCTCGGGACCTTGTGCGAAACAACCCCTACGCCGCCAAGGCGGTCAATGCGCTCGTCAGCAATCTGGTTGGCACCGGAATCGTTCCAAGGGCACGCGCGAAGCGATCTGCCATTGCCAAAGCCGCGGATCAGTTGTGGCTGCAGTTCGCCGCAAGCTGTGACGCCGAGGGATTGACAGATTTCGGGGGTCTGCAGGCGCTGATCGTGCGCAGCCTCGTCGAAAGCGGGGAGGTTCTGGTCAGGTTCCGGGAACGCCGGATGGAAGACGGTCTTGCCGTCCCCTTGCAGCTTCAGCTTCTGGAGCCGGACCATCTCGATAGCGCCAAGACAGAGGAACTCTCCAATGGCGGCTACATCCTGCAGGGGATCGAGTTCGATGCACTGGGGCGGCGGCGGGCCTACTGGCTGTTTCCCAGCCATCCCGGCGAGAACCGAGGTCGTTCACTTGTGTCGCGTCCTGTCCCCGCCAGACAGGTGCTGCATCTCTTCGAGCGGCTGAGGCCGGGGCAGGGGAGGGGTGTCTCATGGTTTGCACCCGTGATCCTCAAGCTGCGGGATCTCGACGACTATGACGATGCGGAGCTGATGCGGAAGAAGATTGAGGCCTGCTTCGCGGCCTTCGTCACCGGTGCCCAGGACGAGGAAACACTCGGCAAACCGTCTACCGGAATGTCAGGTGACCGCGTCGAGAGCTTCGAACCCGGGATGATCGAATATCTCGAACCCGGCAAGGACGTGAAGTTCGCTTCACCCTCCGCCAACAGCGACTATGCCGACTACATGCGCATGCAGCTCCATGCCGTCGCGGCAGGTGTAGGGCTCACCTACGAGCTTCTCACCGGTGACCTCAGTCAGGTGAACTATTCCTCTATCCGGGCAGGTCTCATTGAGTTTCGGCGGCGGATGGAAGCGCTGCAGTGGCAGCTGATCGTTCCGGGCCTCTGCCAGCCGGTGTGGTCACGCTTCGTTGAACTGGCACAGGCTGCGGGACAACTGCCTGAGGGCGAGATCACGTCGGAATGGACGGCGCCCCGTTTCGAAGCCGTCGACCCGCTGAAGGACATCCAGGCGGACGTCTTGGCTGTCCGCGCTGGCGTGATGACGCTGAAGGAAGCAATCGCCCGACAGGGTTACGATCCGGCTCAGGTGCTGGCCGAGATCGCCGCGACCAATGCCGAACTTGATGCTGCCGGGATCACGCTCGACACCGACCCGCGGCGCTCGACCAAGACCGGTCAGGAGAAGACCGCCTCTTCCGACCCGCTACAGGATTCCAACACCCAATAATCATACGAAGGAGGGTTCATGACCCACCAGCAACCGCCGCAGTCCATTCCTGCGGCAGCGGATGCTTGCGAGCTTCCGCTCCAGACCCGCATGGATGTCCGGCTCATGCCCGACACCGCCATCGCCGAAGCCCGAACCATTGAAGTGCTGTGGTCGACAGGTGCTGCGGTGAGACGACGCGACCCATGGTCCGGCAGGGTCTACGAGGAACTGCTCTCCCTCGACCCGGCCCATGTCGATCTCTCCCGACTGAATGGTGGGGCGCCGCTGCTCAATGCGCACGACGCCTTCGACCTCGAAGACGTGATCGGGGTGGTCGAGCGGGCGTGGATCGCCCGGGAGAATGGCACTTACGTGGGCCGCGCCACGGTACGCTTCAGCGACAGGCTCGATGTCGAGCCCATCTGGCAGGACGTGCGCGGCGGCATCATACGCTGTCGACTGGCAGCCCCTCGAACTCTCGGCCGTTCCCGTCGGTGCCGACGGCGCAGCCGGCTTCCGCTCTCAAGTCCCTCCAACCCTTTGCCGCCTGTTGCGCCAGGCAAACCCCTCCCATTCAACGGAAAAGGATACCCCCATGAGTGATGTGACCCCGGCCGTGGTCGAACCCGAGCGTAGTGAACCCGTCGCCGATGTTCCGGCAGAAGCTCCTGCTCCGGTAGAGGTGCGTTCTGTTGCCCCGGCGCCCGAGCCCGTCACTCGCGCCGTGCCGCAGGAGTCCGCCTTCAAGCCCGAGCAGATCCTCGCCCAGGAACGTTTGCGCATCGCCGGCATCTACGAGGCTGCCCGCAAGCTACATGTCGACCAGGCGGTTGCCGACGACCTTGTGAAGCGCGGCACCAGCCTTGCCGAGGCTCGTGGCGTCCTCATCGATGCCGCAGCAGCAAAGGACGCGGCAATCGAAACCCGCCCGCACATCCGTGCCGGTGACCTCGACGCCACCGAAACCCGCCGCTCCGCTGTCGAAGCTGCACTTCTCCACCGCTTCGAGCCCGGAAAGTTCCGCCTCAATGATGCAGCGCGCGAATGGCGGGGCCTCAGCCTCATCGAAATGGCCCGCAGCTTTCTGGAAGCCGAAGGGATCCGGGTAAAGGGACTGGGTCGCGACGAGATCGCCACCCGTGCGCTCCATACCGGCTCCGACTTCCCGCAGATCCTCGCGGGCGTTACCAACCGCACGCTCCGCGATGCCTATGAGGCGGCACCCCGCACCTATCAGGCGATTGCGCGCCGGGCGACGGTTGCTGACTTCAAGTCGGTGCAGCGCCTGCAACTCGGTGAAGCCCCGCAGCTCGAGAAGGTCAACGAGGCCGGCGAGTTCAAGCGCGGCAGCATCGGAGAGGCAAAGGAAACCTATCGTGTCGAAACCTACGGCAAGGTCGTTGGCATTACGCGTCAGGTGGTCATCAATGACGACCTTGATGCGTTCACCCGCGTGCCGTCGCTCTTCGGCACTGCGGCGGCCACGCTTGAGTCCGATGTGGTGTGGAGCATCTTCACCGCGAACCTCGCCATGGCGGACGGCAAGACGCTGTTCCATGTGGGTCATAGCAACCTCGCGGGCGCAGGCACGGCTCTCGACGTCGCAAACCTCGCCAAGGCGCGCACCGCCATGTCGAGGCAGACAGGCCTCGACGGCAAGACGGTGCTGAACATCCGTCCCACCTTCCTGGTGGTGCCGACATCTCTGGAACTCGCGGCCGAGCAACTACTGGCCCAAAACATCGTGCCCACCCGGGTGGGCGATGTGGTCCCTGCTACGATCCGCAGCCTTACGGTCGTCTCCGAGCCCCGGCTTGATCCGGCCTCAGGCGCTGTGCCGTGGTACCTGATGGCCAGCCCGACCGCGATCGACACCATCGAGTATGCCTTCCTCGAGGGCCAGGATGGCGTCTTCATCGAGACCCGCATGGGCTTCGATGTCGATGGTGTGGAGATCAAGGCCCGCCTCGACTTCGGCGCCAAGGCCATCGACTGGCGCGGCCTCTACAAGAACCCTGGCGTGGCGCTCAGCTGATCGGCCTGACGGTTTCAATCCCAGCATTAGGGCGGCCTTCGTGCCGCCCGTTCTCCTGAAAGGGACATTCACATGAAGAACTTCATCCAGCCTGGCAATACCATCACCCTTGCCGCTCCCGCGGCCGTGACCTCAGGGGCCGGAGTACTTGTGGGCGCCATCTTCGGTATCGCAGCCCATGACGCGGCCTCCGGCGATCCACTCGAGACCGTCACCACCGGCGTGTTTGATCTGAACAAGATCGGCTCGCAGGCGTGGGGCGTGGGCGACAAGGTCTACTGGGACAACACCAACAAGCGCGTCACGAAGATTGCAACCGACAATACGCTCATTGGCGTGGCGCTTGGCATGATCGGCAGCGGTGCGGACGAGACCACCGGCCGCGTGCGGCTCAATGGAAGCTTCTGAATTAAATTAGGTTAGAATATGTACTGCACCGGATGCATGCCAGTGATGTTCAATCACCGCGCGTGCAATCCCGGAACGGATGTTAGTTATCGAGACATGAAGGCGCTCTCCGCCCGATTCCAGTTCCGCGCGTCCGTCCGACTGCGTGCGGAATGAGTAGCTGGGATCTTGCTATAGATCACGGCCTCCCTGACGGACTACCTTTGAGCCGATCCATTGGGTCGGCTTTTTCTTTTCTGGCTGTCGCACCGATGGAGACGCTCGTCATGAGGAACTATGACCTCACGGGCCTGCGCCGCGGCAATAGCTTCCGCCGCATCTTCCGCTTCAAGGATGGTGCAGGCGATCCTGTCGATCTCACGGGGTCCGTCCTGGTGTTCGTCGCGGAGGCGGGCGCCATACGGCTCATCAAATCCACCGCGGACGGTTCGCTCGGCATGCCGGATCCTTCGATCGGGGAAATCACCCTGAGCCTCACGCCGGCCGAGACGCGGCAGTTCCCGGTGGGGCGCCTCCGTGCCCGCTACGAGATCGAGCGCCGCATCGAGGGTGAGGAGACGACCCTTGTGTCCGGCTGCATCACGGTGATGGACGGGATCAACGATGACAGTGGAGATCATTGAAGTCGCCATTCCCGCCACGCCTCAGGTCATCGAGGTCATTGTTCCCGACATCATCATTGCCGTTGAGGTGGTGAGCCCCGGCCTGCAGGGGCCTGCAGGCTCTCCTGGCACGCAGGGCATCCAGGGTCCGATGGGTCCCATAGGACCCATGGGTCCCGCCGCCGACACATCCACAGTCGCCCTCGATGGCGGCAATTTCTGAGGAGAGTTCATGCCCAATATCATTAGGATCAAGCGCCGTGTGACGGGTGCTGCCGGCGCCCCCACGGGCCTCAAGTCGGCGGAACTCGCCTATAACATGGCGGACAATACCATCTATGCCGGGTTCGGCGACGACGGGTCAGGCAATGCCACGGCCGTGAAGCCCATCGGTGGCGAGGGCACATTCGCCAAGCTCGACAGCCCCGCGCTCACGGGCACGCCCACGGCGCCGACGCCCGCGGGTGCGGACAACTCGACGAAGCTGGCGACGACCGCCTTCATCAAGGGCCTCGGCTACCTCACCACCAACAACACGATCACCATCTCGGGGGATGCCTCGGGTTCCGGGACCACAGCGATCGCGCTGACGCTGGCTTCCGTCGGCACGGCTGGCACCTATGCCAAGGTGACGACCGATGCCAAGGGTCGCGTCACATCCGGAACGACCCTCTCGGCCACCGATATTCCGACGCTGACGTCGGCCAAAATCTCGGACTTCGATACGCAGGTCCGCACGTCACGCCTCGACCAGATGGCGGCCCCCACGACCACCGTATCGCTCAACGCCCAAAAGATCGGCAACCTTGCCGATCCGACGGCCGCGCAGGACGCGGCGACCAAGGCCTATGTCGATGCGACTCGTCAGGGCCTCGACGTCAAGGATTCGGTGCGCGCTGCGACCACCACCAACATCACGCTCTCTGCCCCGCAGACGATCGACGGTGTGTCGGTCATCGCCGGCGACCGCGTGCTGGTAAAGGACCAGTCGACGGCCTTGGCAAACGGCATCTACGTCGTGGCCGCCGGTGCGTGGACGCGTGCCACGGATGCCGACAGCTCCGCCAAGATCCCGGCCGGCATATTCACCTTTGTCGAGGAGGGGACGGCCAATGCCGACACCGGCTGGGTGCTCACCACCAACAACCCGATCACACTCGGCACGACGCCGCTCGCCTTCACCCAGTTCTCGGGCGCGGGTCAGATTACCGCCGGTGGGGGCCTCACCAAGACCGGAAACAGCCTCGATGTGGGTGCCGGAACCGGCATCCAGGTCAATGCCGATGATGTCGCGCTCACCGGCCAGGCATTGGCCTTCCACAACCTCGCCA